GCTTGATCCGGCGGGTATCGTGTACTCTCTGCATCCGAGACATTTTCTTTTTGGCACTGCTCAATATCCTCATCATGCCAGCCGGCAATCCACCAACCACGATTTTCATCTAACCTCGAAAAGCTACAGGACTCGATCAGGAACCGATCTTTCCTTGCCTTCCTGCCTGCATTATAAATGCTTGCCTGCATCGGGTTCATGTTGCGGCCACGGAATACTAATTCCAAATTTAGTTGATAAATGCCGGTTCAGGGTTTCGTACACTTTCGTGTATTCCATCTTCTCAGGTTCGACAGTAGATTCCTTGTCCAACATAATCCTCTGTACTGGACGCCACAAATGTTCCTTTGCCATGATCCCTTCATCATCCCAAGGGATTTCGACTTCAGGCTTCAGCGTTTTCTTCATGTCGTAGCCGGCCTCGTTTAGCTGCTTAGATAACTCTCTCAGCCAAACGTGCAGAGCGGCGTTTTGCTTCTTCGATCGCTGCCTGCCGACCTGCCACGTAAACGTAACGTGTCGGTGCTTTTGATAATGCTCTGTCACAAATTCGATGAATTGTTTCAGGGCGAAATCGCTGTTCACGATCCACGAAAACCCCTCACTCATTTGTCAGCCCCTCCAACATAAGAGCGAATTCCATCGGCGTCATGCCGGCCTGATTCGACATCTTCTCAAGCGTCCCCCAACGGATCGACGGGCTTTTGAGATAGCCGTTTAGAAGCTGAGGCGAGACACCAATCGCTCGCGCGTACTCTGATTTAGTATCGAAGTTTTTCTTTATATAGATTAATAGCTTTTTACCTATATGCATTTTGTACCTCAGAATGGAACGTCTGAAAGGTCAACAGGTTCTGATTTTTTCTGTGTAACTGGCGCTGGCGTTTCCTTCGCATTCACTGAAAACGAAAAACTTGGTTTGTTCTGCGTCTTATCCCCTACCCAACCGTTAACCCAAAACTCTGCCGGCGTTTGGCAGTGCGGACAGACGGAATTCATTGAGCCAGTGTGAGTCGGATGTTTATCCGTTTTCTTGTTCTTGTTCGGCCAGACTGCGCCACGGTTCTCATTGTTGTAATTGTTATTGCTGTTCATTGATTAAAGCCTCGTTGAATGAAATTAGTATGATCTGTCGGTTTATTGCAGATAGCGCCATGTTCCATATTGCAATTGTTAGCTCCTGTATCTGTTCATCCTCCTCGTGAAAATTAACGCCAAAAGTTTCTTTGTATAGCAGTTCAAGCATATTCATTTTTTATTGTCTCAACGGTTTCCTTGATGTTTGCAACCAGCTCCTTCAGCGCGTCATGCAACGTTGTGATGAACTTTTCATCCCGCTCCACCCTGACAAGCAACGGCTTCATGTCAGGATGGTACGAAAGAAAATCGCACCACTGCCGGCCTGTCACAAGTAGCTGTCCCTGCACCTGCGGAATGTATTTAGCTGGCAAATTATTTTCGCGCAGGTACTCTACATGGGTATGTGCTAACGGGCATTTGATTTCCAGCAACCCATCAGCACCTACCAAGCCGTCAGGCGAGCATCCAAATCCATCATCATGGATAAAGAATCCCACTTCCTCCACCTGACCGCCGATCAACTCGTAATAACCTCTTGCCTCAGCCTCCAGTTCAATCCCTCGCTGCATTGCATCGGTCTGCTCGGGAGCCTCGGACTGACCCGTCAAAATAGCAGCCACCATTTTGTTTAAGTACGCATCGATCTGCGTCGACTTCTTGCCGGTCGGGGTGATTACACAACTAAACTGGGATGCAGAAGGAACTCCCAGTCTAGCTGCGAACCACTCAGGCGAGCGTTGATCTGCGGTGATGATCTTCATGCCTTTACCTTTTTCTCAAGAGCTGATTTGGCTTTGGCAAAATCGGACTGACGCATCTCTGACAGAACCGAAATACCAAAGAATTTGTAAAACGCAGGCATATCAATCGCGCCATCAAGATCAGCAATCAAGCCAATGAGCTCAGCCTGCTGCGCCTCTGAAATCGGCTGCGCGCGTTTTTCAATCTCGGGTTGTGGCAAATCCTCGCCGGCATAGATGTAATGACCGAGTCCGTAAAGAGCCAAGCACTTCACAAGGCAGCGCATCATCGCCGTGTTAACAGCAAACGCATCAGGGTTAGAGATGGCTTTATTGCGGTGATCCATCACTGGAAGCCACATAGTGCGCGAGCAGTCACCGATCGAGACGGTACAGAACACCATCTGGGTTCCATCTTGGAAGGGCTGAGGCTGGTCGAACGAATACTGAGCTTCTGGGTAGTTATCCATTAACACGCCCCACGCCCACGCCCAGCTCAAGTAGCTGAGGTTGTTCTTCTTTTCGATGTGATTTGAAACGTCGATAGCAGACAGTTTCTGCCAAATATCTTTGTAAGTCATACAGTTATCCCCCACACAGTGCGTTATTGCACGGAAGGGATCATAAATGACTTACTGTATAATGTAAATAGCTTAGTTTAAAAAGAGTGATCTTTCCGCAATTCGGCGGCGGGTCAGGCCGGGAAGAATCCGACCACCACCCTTGTTCCATTTGAGGAACTCCTCCGCTGCGCCGGCTACATCCCCGGCATTGTAAAGACGGCGTAATGTAGAATTTTGAAGGGCACCAAGACCGCAGTTAAAGCTGAAGGCAACCAAGGCATCAAACTCGCTTTGGCTAGCAACGCTATCAGGGCAAAGTCGTAGAACCCCGCTCTCAAATTTAAGCAGATCGGAATCAAGGAAGAGATCAATCGCTGCATCCGTCCACTCTTTGTCATGCTCTGATTTTAGTGGGTAGGCTTTACGTTCTGGAATCTTGAGTCTGATCTGGTCGGGATACAGAACATGCCCGATACCAATCGTCCACAAGTAGGCCGGGCAGAGATACGGCTTCCGGTGGACGCCCTCGAAATGCTTGATTAAGCCCTTACACTCGTCACTTACTCTCATTGTTTTTGCAATTATTAAAGTGATACCGACGCATATTCCCGCCACCCCCGGAAAGTCCACAACAGGGGCAGGTCACACTTTTTCTTGTGCCCCTACAGGCGGCAGACAGCTTTTTCGTAAACTCTGGGCTACTGAGTCGCTTTGCTGCACCCGTAACGTAAGCCGCTCGATTCCGCTTTAATCCTGTGGCTCCATCCGGGTGAATGCTTTTGTTGTACAGGTCATCCCCCATCCACGTCTCAAGGGCGGCACCCTCAAGTTCGCGAGCCATTTCCACCGTTTGCGTCTCTGCCAAAACTCTAAACTCAAATGCCCCAAACCCAAACTTCTTTGCGTCCTCTTGATAGGGCTGCCGGTTAAGGAACCTGCCGTGCTTAATAGCCCACCGATGCAGTGAAAGGCGTTTACCAATGTCGCTACTGCTCCCTATGTAGGCCCTATGGTTGTGCGTGTTCACCACCGCATATACGCCGATCATTTGCCAAAACTCCGCGCACCGAAATGAAACGCAATGATAGAAGCAAACAGGGCTTGAGTCTCTTCATCCCACAATAGCGCCAACGCTTCAGCGAAAGGGACTCCCTGCCGAACTGCATACCAGCAACCAAACATGTTAATGATGCACAGCATTCCAAACATGCCGTAAGTAATAACAGGCCTGACGCTTGCGCGAAGTCCTACAATCCACTGTGATGCGCCCTTGCCTATTTCAATGTCATGGTTGTATAAAGCCAGTCTTTCCGACGCCATTGCTTGCGCCGAGGCGGCATCTGCACGAATCTCCTCGATCCTCTGCTGCGCAACAAAGCCCCGTTCGGCCATCTGCGTCTCGCGCTCGATGGATACGCGCATCATCTCCAGCTCGTGCTTTTTATCCCCACGGTCCTTGAAAATGTCGAGGATTTTAGGAAGGCCACCCGTCAGGAAGCTGGCTAGCGTAGAGAGTAAAGTGAGCATGTTCAGTCCCCGTTTTTCATTACTGTTATATCGTCACCTTTGCGAACAGTGACTTTGCCTTCTTCAACATCGACGCGCATCGGCGGCTCTTTCTCACCGAGTCTGGCAATGAGGTTCTGGATAACATCAAACTCAGGACGGTCTGGTTTTTCCTGCGTGCCGGCGATCCCGTTCATCATATTGATTAGGGCTACCAGTGCACCGCCGACCATCGTCATCACCGCAGTGATTGCAGACTCGGACAGGAAGTAACTGGAACCCACCCCGATCAACACGATAGCCGTGATGTAAAGTAGTCCATGTTTACCAATCGCTTTCCCCGCAACCTCTTTGGCGGTTTCGTACCGCTCTTGAGTTTCGTCGCTCATTCGCCGTCCCCGTTAAGTTTGCTCCACGAGCCAAGGGCTAACATACCTAATACCAGTAACGTCCCGGCTCGTGCTACTGTTTGCCAAATGGTTTGTTTGAGTCCGCGCCAGTCGGTAATCAATGATCTCAAATCCCGAACATCGTTCCCGGCGTCATCGTCGTGCAGACCGACTTCTTTTAGGACTGACTTCATTTCCTCGCGTACTACTAGCCGCAAGGTGCCTTCGTCGATCTGCATCGATCACTCCTTGTTCAAACCTGCTTTATTTTACTAAGGCTTGGTCGGCCACACTATGCTGTCGGGGAATCCAGCCTGCTGCGGAACGTCGCGCAGGGCTTGGCGGTAGGGCGCCCATTTGTCTTTGGTTGCCTGCGGTACGTCAGCGGCTTGCGTCCAGTCGGTTTGAATAAGCAAGCTGTTGCGCGCATCCCGCACTCGCTCGGTTGCTTCGGCAGCCCACACACTTTCTTCCGCAT